TTAGCTGCATTCTCAACAGGTGCCATATTGTAAACACCACGTTGGTTACGAACCAAGAACAAATCGTGGTTAGTATAACCCTCTTTGTTAGTGTACTCTTTACCACCAACGCACATCATTACAAACTTATCTTTGAATGGAGCATCTTCGTTGAACTTCTCTACGTATTCTTCAATAGTTTCAAAGACACCGTCGTTCTCTTCCATCCACTTGTAAGAATTAGTATTTCTAGCAAGAGACTCGAGTGCTTTCAAGATGTCGTTCTGACGATATACTTCAATACCAGTCTTAGTAGTACCATCTTTGTATGCATACTCGTTAGTCTTAACTTTACCAACTTGACCAAGATGTCTTCCTGCACCAGGATTGTTCTTGTCAATATAGAAACCTTCGAAATTCTCAAGAGGTTCTGTCTCTACGTTCATTACTAAGAAAGATGCGCTGGTATCATAGCTTGGTGTTTCCAATTTGATACTGTTGATCTTACATACTACATTACCAGGAGCGATAACTTTCGGCAATCCTGAACCTTCTGAGGATTTTAAATTTTTGATACTAATCATTTTTTCTTTTTTTAATCAATGTAAATTTCTGTCCAATTAACTTTTACAGTTCCGTCTTCTAACATTTCAGACAAAACTATCTCTTTATTACTTAAGTGCGCAGGTCTAGCTCCGCAAGCTACTTCATCAGAGGTCTTAAAACTAATAATGTTTTTCTTACCTTTACGATACAAGTAACCAATAGAATCAGAGTTTGATGCAGTAATACGTTTAAGTTTACCTGTCAAATCTAAATCTAAAGAGTTAAACTCTGAACCATTCTTCTCAAGCATTGTGTCTTTTACGTGACCTACTAAGATTGTACGATCCGCCCAAGACTGGATGTAGTTTACAACTTTAGTAAATGCTTCTCTTAAGTATGGGTAACCAGCACCATTAGGTAGACTCAATATGTTTCCATACTTAGGTTTACCATCTGTCAACCAGTTTTTACCCATCGGAGTTTTCATATATAACTCCTCAGCATAAGGTATACACATCTCTTCTAATGCAGTGATTGTGTCAATAGCTACGTACTTGTAAGGATTACCTGCGTCCTTAATAGCTTTACCGATATGCTTGATTTCTTCAACAGACTTTGCTTCAATCTTTAGAGCATCTAGATACTTAGAACCTCCTTCGAGATCTAGTATTAAACAGTTGTCTAATTGTGATAACAAAGTTGTTTTACCCGTTTTGGGTTTAGCAAAAATAATCAGGTTCTTTGGACTTGTGTTCTCCGCAGGAACCTTTGCTGTAGGTAGTGTGATCTCCATGTTTTTTATAATAATTACTTAACTAAATCGTTCAACCAAGACTTGCTACTTACAGGTTTCTTCAATAGAATTGCTGCAAGATCTCTGATAGTCATATCAGAAATAGGAGCATCATCCATTAAAGATGAGAACTCTTCGAACTCTGTAATCTCAACACCTGAACGAGTAGCAACAGTTTTAGCGGGTGCTTTAACTTTTACTAACTCACTAACAGGAATCAAATATCTCAAAGCAGAATCAGTTGTAGGTGTGGTGTCATACTCGTCTTCCCAATGAGGATTAAAGTGTAACTTCCACAATGTACGTTCTGAATCTTGTGGCACAAACTCACCAGAGACAAACTCTGTATAGAAATCAGTACCTTTACGTAACTCACTAGGAAAAAGACTAATATGTAATTCGTCTTTACCTTTTGGTCTGTACGCTAACTTGGGATAGAAGTATGCATCAGGAATACCTAACGCATCGAACACAGGTTGGTGTTTCTCTCTTAGCTCAGCAACTTTTGTCTTAGAATCTACTTTTTCTGTTTTTAAACTTACACTCATATTTTAATTCTTTTTTCTTGTTGAGGTGGTGTAGGCATTTCTGAAATACGCATGCGTTCAAACTCTGCTTTGAAGAAACTCATGCGAGCATCACCATTGCGACATTTCAAGAAGTGCAATACAAGCACCCTGTCGTTTTCTATGATATACTTATCAGGACCATAGAACCTAATCTTTTGTTTAGCAGGTCTATTAATACCAATAAGTGTATCAGCGTGTTGAAGCAAGGCATCTGAACCGAAGATATCAGACTCTAGTATGTAATTACCATACTTACCGTCTTCATTCCTCTCAGGATTGTCAATACCACGATTTAACTGAGTGAGGATTATAAACGCAATAGGATATCTCCTCTTGAGTTCTGTAACCATCTCACCAAGATTATACAAGGTATCAAACTTATCCTTCTCAAATGGTGCTTTCTTTAACAGCAAAGAGTGATCTAAAGTAACTACTGTCTTTGTGAAGTCTACGGTACCGTCCTCGTTCTTAACAGCATGATGATTCATATAAGCTGTTATAGTTTCTCTTAGTTCATTAACGGTCAGTGGTTCTTCTACAATGTCAATAGGAATCTTAACTCTCTCTTTAGCATGTTCGTAACATACTGCTAGATCTTCATTCGATAACTTTCCATCCGCACTACATAAGTACTTATATGATTTACCAAGCACACTGGAAAACTCTCTAATTGCAGAAGTACGAGCAAGCATTTCGAACTGAAATTCTAATACTCTGAACTTCTCATCAGGATTAAGTCTGAACGATTCACGTACAATTTGATCCTTAATTAGAGTTTTTCCACTACCTGGACGACCACCTATTACAGTCATTGAGTGCCATTCAAGACCGTCAGTAGTCGCATCATTAAACTTTTCCCACGGAGTTTTCAAGCTGCGAATATGACCATCCATTCTACCTTTAAGGTAAACTAAGGAGTCGACGAATCCTTGCTTCTGGTCTTTCCAAAGCTTTTTATTCTCCATATGTTGTGTGGTTTAGCGTTGCTGAACAGTGATCCAACGATGTACAAATCTATAAAACGTATGTGATAAAACCAAGAGAAATTCAATAAATAAATACTGAAAAACACTAACATATATCACAAAATTTACGATCACTAAGTAACATATAATCGATAAAATAATCGATGTCAGTATCTTAGCTAGAATCTTTTCTATTTTTAAACTCATACTACTCTTTCTGAAAAATGTGGAGAGTCATCTTGGTCATCTCCGCTTAATACAATGTCACAACAATTTGCTAATTCAGAATCCCAAGACTTATCTGAATTTTGTTTACGTATAAAATACTGTGAGTTACGCATAAACTTGAAATTGTCTTTTTCGAAACTATCTACATAGTACACTGTAGCTGCTATAACAGTAGACCACTCGTACTTGTAGTTCTTAAAGAACCATTTGAAAGCTTCTTCAATGTTTCTTTTGTTCACTCTAGCTGGTTTACCAGACGGTAACTTACCTTTTGGAAATATACTTAAATACTTATCAATATCATCTACTACAACATTTGTAGTAGCAATCTGATCAGTTATTAGCATATTTGCGATTTCTGTAAGCTTACCATCTTTTACAAAACCGTCAGCTATCAATCCTCTTAACTCTAAATCACCATTAATACCTTTAGGTTTACGTTTGTTCTTTATAGACCATAGTAAGTAGTATTGATTTGGAGTAAGAGAATTATCTTCAATCTTCTCAAAAAGTTCAAGTAAATTCATAGTTGCTAAATTAATCAAGGTGGTCTAAATAATCACTGTTTGGATGCTTTTTCATCTGTTTGATAAATTCTTTGTAGATCTTACGGTACTCTAAGTTGTTGTAAGTTAGAGCATCTTCAACCACTTGTTTAGAATAACCAACAGTACATCGGTCTCTATAGATTACTTTAGCAACTTGTACATCACTGTAACCCATTTGACTAGCAAAATAGCATAGCATTTGACGGGGTAGAACTTCTTTCTTCTGTCTTGAATTCTTTCTAACTAATAAACAGTTTGGTTCTATAGCTACAGCAATATCAACAAGCTGAGATAAAGACAGATTAAAGTTCTGAAATACTTCATAGTAAGACAGCTTCTTTCCGTCTAGTGCTTGACTTAGTGCTTTTTCTACGTTTGCTTGAAACGTTATCAACGCTGTGTTCAGGTGCTGGTTCAGTATCAATACTGCTTTCTCCAGTTGTTGTTTCTGTTTCTGTTGCTTGGTCATATAATCTTGTGTGTTTAGATTCTATTGCAAAATGCTCTACCTGATTAAGTCTTCTCCTAAAAGAGTTAACTATATCTTCTATACCGGTCATTTTAATATCGGCATCAGACAATGCATCATGTAAACACTTTCTCTTAAACATTCCTCGATGACTGTTTACAGAGAATTCAACTTCACCATACTTGGTAAGTTGTGCATATATAGTCACTGTTACTTTTTCTACCATTGGATTGTAGTTTTATTTTGTTTTTCTAAAGTACTATTTATCTTATTCCATACATCATCACAATTCCATTCGGATTGTTTCATATATGCAGCACTAGCAGGATGAGATATTATAAACTTGTAATTACTATCGGGTACAAAATCAGCAAGTTTTGCTGCGTGCTTACCCATAAATACGTAGATTATATTCTGTCTATTCCAAACTAGTGCATCTAATACAGCAACTATAAAAGGAGACCATAGTAGTTGATGACTACCTGGTTTTCCAATAGTTGTAGTAAATGCAGAGTTCAATAATAATACACCTTGATTACTCCATCGTGTAAGATCCGGATCTGTTGATACTATACTAGTAGTTCTTTTAATAGAATCCTGTATATATCTCAACGATGCTTCGGGTTTACCAGTAATACCACACGAAAATGCAACACCATCTGCTACACCTTCTTGTGGGTACGGATCTTGACCGATCATAACCACATTTACATTATTAAAAGGACACACTTCAAAAGCTCTGAATAGATGCTTGATCTTAGGTGTGAATCTTTTATTATCCATTGCTTCTGCTAGTAAGGTCTCAAGTATCTTGTCCATTTCTGAACTCAAAACAAAAGTTTTTAGATACTCGGACCAACCAGCGTCTTTCAACTTAACATAAAGCTTTTCTCTTACTTCTTGTAAGTTTACGTTTTCTAACATAAGTTTGTATAAAATTAATTGTATGTCTGAAGAACAAAAACCAGAATCCGTATTAAAGAACGTTGAAGTTCTAAAAAGGGATGTCAAAATAAAACTTGATCTACCTGTAGCTTATCACACTCGTCTAAATCAATTCATCATGGAAATGTTTCCTGTGAAAGATCAAAAGGAGTTTGCAGAATTATTAGATAGAGTAATCAAAGATGAAACTCAAGAAGATAGAAAGGCTTATCACCTACATACTTTAATCTCATTGGTTACAATTATCGAAGATTCTGCTCGTGAACAAGGTTTCACCGAAAAAGTAAACTACGACATGGAAACTGGTGAGTATTCAAAACCTAGTACAGAGGAAAACCAATCTTCTCCCCAATAGATATACAGGTTTCGATAGCTCGGGAGAGTTCTTCTTTGCTACAATCAGCAAAAGACTTTTGATCATCTCCCTCTATCAAACCACACTCTTCTTTTACATACATTTTCATTTCATCTAGAGTATTACCACTATACTCAGCTAGTTCTCTGATACATTTGTGAAGCTTGCTCAACTGTGCATAGCTTCCGTTATCTTGAACTATCTCATAGGTAATTGTAACTCTAGATCCTTCGGGTACTTGTTGAAGGAATAAGTCTAATTTAGTTTGTGATATTTTATCAAAACTAAGAGACTTATTTTCCTTCGTCGCTTTTACGCTTACGGGTAACAGGTTTGCCATTGTATGATGTTCTAGGTTGACCTTTATCTTTTCTTGGTTTTCTTTTCAGTTTAGCAATTTGTATTTTCAAATCAGTAACTTGAAGAAAAGTATTAGTATACTTATCAATAAGTGAATTATAGTCCTCTTCTAGTTCATCATACTTATCTTCATAACGATTAGCTCTAATACCAAGAGTAATTGCTGCTGCAGTAGATATCACTACCATAGCTCCTAAAATAATCTCTGTCATTTTTTACTGTATTTATTTTGTTTAAAATCCTTTATGATTGCTGTAATCTCAGGTAAGTCCATTAAAGGAAGTGTACTTACCTCTTCACCAAACTCTGTGATTGCTCTAACAAAGTCAGTCATATCTAGACCAGGGGTCTCCCAAAAAGCATTGAATAAATGACCATGTTCTTTTAGGATTGTATCCACAAAGTTCTTCATAGTCATCTTAGTCTTATGTCTATTAAACCACTTAATACTCTCGGTATTATCACATGCATGAATGCATACCTCTAAATGCATCATAAGATGCACTACTCTTAGCTTTTCTTCTTCAGTCATATTATTCTTGTTCTCTTATTTTACCACCTAATCGTTCAAATAGTAGTACAATGAGTGCAAATATAATAACAAGTAATATTACTGGTATCATCCACCATATAGGTAAAGTTATCCACCACCATGACCAATCGATTACACCTGAAAGTTTCAGTGTTAGCAGCACTATAAACACTATAGCACTTAAAGACAAACCATTATTTTCCATATTTTCTTGTAAATTTATTCATTTGATACCATTGATGAAAGTTTTTTTCTGGGTGACCGCGTTCACTATTAACACCTTCTACAAAACCATTGTTCCATGCATTATGCAAATCAGTTTTGTCATAACAGATATGCTCTTTAAGCATCTCTATCTCAGCATTCTTTAATAGTATTCTGTAGTAGAAGTAAGTAAACAATGCTAGTCCACCTACTATTAATAACATGATTATCAACATAATTTAAAAGCTTTAATTGTGTGTTCAAAAGGATTACCTTCAATGTTCTTTACTAGATCTAACATCTGTTGTGCTAACTCTCGGACTTCAACTTGAGCATGCTCACTGTTGCGTAGTCCTTGGAAGTGTGCAAAACTTCTCCAGTTAAACATAACATCCATAGTAATCTGAGAATTAAAAGTCTTAAAGAATCTTGCTGATTCCTTAGCACGCTTTCTACCTAAGATAGGAGTAAGATCTGCTAAACAGTCATGATAGGCTTTATTAGAAGCTTCTGTAAAATAACTTAACTTACTTACCCATACATCAAGTACTTCTTCATTTTTCCAATCTGCAGGTAAATAATATTTATCTTCTTTCAGTTCCTTGTATCTAGCAGACTCACCATTAATACTTACACCAATACGGTGCTTTAGTAAATGAATATGTGTTGCTTGATCTACAGTAACCAAGAAGTGCAGACTACTCTTCTCAAAGGGTGTGTGGTGTCCCTCACTTGCTAACATATCTAGCAACTTAGGAATGCGGTTAACCTTTTCTTCTGTTAAGTCTCTACTAGTACTAGTCCATGCAGAACTTGCATGCACTGTGTCATCCCCGTAGAATCCGAGGAGTTCAACTTTATTATTATGCATATTGACAAATATTATAAATAGATCTTGAGTTATCTTGTTTACGTACAAAGTCTATGAGTAGATATAACCACTCAATCTCATCATATTCTATACGCTTCTTTTCACGAGGTTTGAACTTATACTTAAATCCATTACCGTCATTCTCAAGACTAACTAGTAGTTCACCTTTAGCATCTTCAGACCATGTAGAACCCATACTTCTCCATAGTTGATACAATGTTCCATTGTCTGTTTCAACTTCTGTGATTACAAACTCTACATCTTGCTGTAGAGCATCAATTACATAATAGTTTTTCATTTCTTTTTTCCTTTTACAATATGATTTACTTGTTCATAAATATCTTGAGCTTGTTTACCCCAGTACATTTCACACGAGAACTTATTGTTCTCTGTTTTACCCGGTATTTCTACAAAGTATGATTGCATCATACCGGCTTGCGAAGTGTATCTATAACACCCATCTTTTATAGGACAATCAGTCCCCTTACATTTTGTTATGTCTGCCATAGTTTTAGTTTTAAAATATATAACGTATAGTGCAGTAGGGAATATACAAGTCATGTAAACATTTAAACTGATGTATAGACTGTGCTTTTAGTTCATGTTTATACCGGATATTCTCACCACCATACTGTGATATCTTAGCTTCTTGTAACTCAGGAACCCATAGCAGGTCCTCACCGGGAAGATTATTCTCTACATTAAAGAGATGTTTCTTCTCATTATGTGTAAGGAATATAACCTCGCACTTCATCTGTTTTTTTGCAGCTGGAGAAACTATCTCATCTATTAGCATAAACAAATCTCGGTACTCTTCTAACCAACCATCAGTCACTATAACGGGACTAAAGTTTAGATGTACCTCGTAACCATCTATAAGTAACATAGTAATCTGATCAAGTCTTTGTTGTATACTAGGAGTATTAGGTTCTAGTATACTAGCATACTTCTGTGGCATCAGACTAACACGGAGTCTAACCTTATCATTAAGTAAACCTAGTTGTTTATTAAATAGATCAGGCATCAAATGTTTAGTAGCAAAAGATGCTTTAGCACGTTCATGTTTCTTAAAGAAGTCAAA